TTGATGGGGAGCAGGTCTGTCTTCAGTTCCAGCAGGCCAGCCCCAACTCGTTTGAGCCAAGTGTCAAGCGCCGAACCGCCGCCGGGACCAAACTGAAGCATGCTGTCGTCAAGCTGGGTCTTAGGATTCGTTTGGCCAGCCACCCTTATGCGAAGACTTCCGTACAGGAGGGAATAGAGCGCATGGACTTCTTTCCAATGCGTTGACTCCGAACCAAGGACCCCATATTCGTTGTCGCTTGGCTCAAGATGGTGATCCAGAGAGACCGAGCCAGCCTTGTTTCTCGTGCGAAACTTCATTATCGCCGCCGTGTTGCTATAGGGACCTATCCAGCCGGGCGAAACCCAACCGTCCAGCGCGTCCCAGCCTCCATCCTGAACAGTAGCCCATTCTGCCCCGGTGTCGCCTCCTCTTTCGTGGCCCACATGATGGCTTCCTAAGCCGCCCCCGTAGGACACGGAGGGTATGCCCCTCTTGCCAAGCTTCGTTCGCGCAAGCTTTTCCACGTTCACCGTCGTCGTTCGCAGTCCGTACAGGTAGTCGGCGACCTGAGGCGGAACCTTCCCAAGCTCCAGCACGACCTCAAGCGTCTGAGTCTTCGCGTCCAAAACAATCTCGACACTGTCAACTCGAAAATCACCGTCAACATTCTCGTTAGGCAACATCACATGACACTTGTCACCAGCCAAAACGGGCGTTTCCCCGTAATCGAGCACTGTTGTTCGCACTGCGAGATATTCCGCGGGATTCTTGAAAAAGTCTAGAAGGGCTCTGGCTCGCAAGTCGCACTCGTTGTCGCTGACGAGCTCCTCATCAGTTTCCGTAAGCTCTCTGAGCCCGTAGGCCGTTTGGCTTGCTGAGTCTTCGCGGACTGCGGCGTATCTTCGGCCTCCAAAATAAAGAGCATCAACCCAGCTGCTTCCTTGGCCGACGCCGGCAAACCAGAAGTCAACGAGGACCTTTTTGACTTGGCTCCAGTCGAACCCGACTTGCACAGTGTCCCATTCGAGCTCGTTTGCTAAGCCGACTTTCAGGTCGGTCTTGCGCCATTCGCCAGGACCTATGGTAATATGCTTCCAGGCATCAAGGCCGTTGATGTCATAGAGTGCGACGCTGACGTTGCCGCTGAAAGCCTTCTCGAGGACCGCGTAGAAGCTCAGGATCGGGTAAAGGTTCGTGTTGACCTCCTTGCCGGAGTTCAGCGTGAACATTCCCGAAGCGTAGTAAGCTTGAACGTTGTAACATTTGATGCTGCAGACTCCTTTCACTTTCGTGCCTGCGTCCAAAGAAACGGTTCCCGACGGAGCCGACCAGACACCATCCGTCGGCGTCAGGCTTTCAGTCCACTCGTCCTTATCCACGGGCACACTCTTGTCCGCGAGCCCATACACCATAATCTTATTGCGTATTCGATGAATATCCTTCCTGTACTCGCTGACCTCAACAGTCTCGCTCAAGCTTACACTACTCGTCTTGCTGTTCTTCGGGAAAAACTCGAACTTGCCATCAGGCGCCACACGAAAATCGTACCCGATTATGCCGGCTTTGTCGCTGCTTTCCGCAATATACTTCAAAATATCCCAAAGCGGCGTGTCCTCGTACTCGAGCAAAGTGAACGTCGTGTCAGTGTCTTCCACAAGCTCAGTGCCGTTTCGGGTGTGGCTGAGCAGTGCGTAAGAATCCATCAAGTCCTTAACAATGGCTTCGCCCTTCTGATTCGCATATTTTTTGGTGACGACTCGGCGGAACAGTTTTTCGCCCCAACATCTGCCCTCAACCCGAAGGTAATGCTCATCAGGACTTGGGCATTCGTACTTGACGCTTTCAACACGGCACGTGAGCACCTGCGGAATGCTCGAGCCTCTTCCAACGTCAATGTACCCGTCCATGCCCACGTTTATGGGCGTGGAACCGCCGGGACTGTACTTCTTGTCCCAATTCTGCAGCAACACTTCGAAGCTGCTGACTTCTTTGCTGCATCCCAGATGAACCCGCAAATCGATCACGTCAGCCCTGGAAACTCCCACAACACCAAAGCCGACGGTGACCATCGGAAGGTCAACACTCACCAGAAAACCACCACTATCAAGAACAATGCGAACCCGCTGACCCAATACCACAACGGCAGCCGCAGAACAAGCCGGAAGCCTCCCCAATTTGTCCAGTCGTCTCGTCTTGGCCTTCTGCCCTCGAAAATGAACCAGGACATGTCTTGCAGAAGAGGCATCATAACTAGCCCAAAGACCCATGTAACGAAGCACAAGCTGAAACTGACGGCTGCAAAAAGCCCAAACATGCACAAATGGTAAAGTTTGAAGTGTTTCAGGATCGAATAGTCCATGTCCCCCTCAAAAAAGACCCTGTTCTCCATGAAACCGTAAAGAACCGCGAAAACGACTGCTCTTAAGACGTCTAAGTGCAGCATTATTCTACTCCCCGCCGGTACATGCTCTCTTCCCCAGCCCTCTGGACGCTTCGGCTTCTCGTCGGCGTCTCCGCAGCCGCACTGTTGAAGTTCTGGATGCCCTGAGTCGCACTGTTCATCTGCGAAGCAAAATAGGCCATGGCAGCCGCAGCAGCAATAACCACGCCGATACCCACGCCTGTTAGCGCTAGGAACGTTGCGTGGCTAATGTTCAGCGCGTTCTGCGCAGCAACGGCCAACCAAGTGGCGGCAGCCTTGATCTTGTGCGCTATGCTCGTCGCAATGCTCGCGCCTGCGTTCGAGGTTTCGGCGGTCGTGTTCAAGGCGATGCTGGCGGTGTGGCCAGTCGTGATGGTCGTCAAATATGCTTGGACGCGGACGAAGGCGCCCATAAGAGTTATCACGCCCATGATTGTGCGAACCCATTTGGCACTTTCTTTGTCGACTAGGCCGAAGTCTCCGGCCAAGCTTGACACTGCAATGCCCATGTGTCCAACGGCTGAGAACCCGCTTGCAACGGTTCGGAGGCTAACAGTAGTGGCAGCCGCTTCGCTGCTGAGCTGAGTGAAACCGCCCGCGGAAAGTTTTACGTCGTCTCCCATCTGAGCCGCTGAAAGACCCGTTTCATTGAAAGTGACTTTGGCCGCTTCAATAGGGGACATGTCGATCGGGGGAATCTCGGGAATTTCTATCGGCGCAAAACTTATGCTGATAAGGTTGCTTTCGACCTGAGCCTTGAGACGCGTAGCGTCCTCGGCAACCGTGTTAATCGTTGAACTCGCAAGGTTTTGCACGTTCAAAGTCATGGTTTGGCCAGAAACCTGGGCAGCCATACTTCCAGCGTCAGCCGCTACTTTGGCAAATTCTGCGCTGGCAAGGTTCTGGGCGACGATTGAGACGCTGAGGTCGTTGAAGCTCACTGGAATCCAGCCTCTGCCTTCGCAGCATCAATCGCTTCAGAAATAGCCTGTTCGAGTTGCGGAAGATATTGCTGAATTGAAGGATACAGGTATGGCCTGGCTCGCAGGTATCGTGTGCCTAGCTCGACGAACAAGGCATACGTGGCTTCGGCTCCAACGTTGACGACCCAATCCTTCACCAAACCATAAATTGAGCTTCGCAGATACCCTGTTTTTACCGGTACCCTTCGCATTGCCTCCGTCTTGACCTCCTCAGCCCAACCTACAAGTTTGGCGTGCACGTATCTTTGCATTGTCGAGTCGAAAGTGTGCAGTGCTGCCTGTAACTCTCGAATCCCTTGGATGTTGCAGGTGACTTTAATGGCCATGCTGTCTTGCCTCATGTTTCGTTTTTTCAACTTCTGTTTCGGTTTGCATGTCGATTTCGTTCAGGATTATGAGGAATTGCTGGATTTTTCTTGCTGATTCGTTTCCAAGTTGGCTGGGGGTCCATCCGAACTCTTTGCACAGTCTGAACTCGGTGAGGCCTGTGTTTGGCTTTTTTCTGCGGATTGCTCTGACAAAAAATTGGTTTCTTCTTTGCTCACGTTGCAAAGCTTGTTCGCAGTGTTGCCCAGCAGTTCGCCGAGGTCAACAGGTATTCCCTCTGATTCGTCCAGTAGTTTCTCCAGGGTTATGGGCTTGTGTTCAGGCTGCTCCTTCAGGCTCGCAATTACCGTTTCGGCCTGAATTGCGACAAGATCGCTGCATTCGACTTGCCCCGTTGTCTTGCTGTATTTCGTGTGTTTCTGGATGATGCGACTTCGCCTGGCCCACGTGATCGCCCCGAAAACGTAGCGTCCCGCATATTCCCTGCCGAACCGTTCGTCGAGGATCAACGCTTTACTTCTCAGTTTTTACACTCTCCATGACTTTGATGCGGTTTATCGCTGCCGTCTCCAAGTCAGCCAGAACGATTATCTGCAATGCTTCTGGAAGCTTCAAGAATCGCTGCCGCAAGACCCCGAAAAGCCGGACGGGCATGCTTATCCGCTCCCCGTGATCACGATGGTGAAACTGAAACTCTTCAAACCCGTCGTCGATTGGTTAACGGTTAAAGTGAAATTGACGGCAAGCACGCCGTCCGCGCTTATCTGTCGACCCTCCGCATCCCAAATGCAGCCTATGAGGCTCGTGGCGTTCAATGGATTCCAGTCTTCAGTAATCATCGAAACCGTTATGGCCACATTGCTCGTGCTCTTCAGATACGCCGAGCAGTTCTTGGTTTGTCCCGGCTCCAAGAAGCCCCAATCAATCATCGTCAATTGCACCGTACAGTCTGCGTCATTGAAGACGTCTACGCCGACGGATTTGACTTGAGCCCTACTTGGCACTCTGACGGCTCCCGAAAGCAACCCATACGTCACCAAGGACCCTGCAAGAGCCCCAATAACCGCTGAGAGAACAACAACCGCAACCATTCTCATTCCTTTAAGATTTTCCATCGCAATCACCTTAGCTGATGACGACGTCTCTCGCCGCAAACTTGGCTTTCAGACTAACCAAGTCTTCCATTCTGGTTGGCGTGGTGACTTCTTCCCATTTGCAGTACTTGAAAAGGGCGCTGTTTGAAGGTCCCAAATCGAATTTTAGGCTGAACTCACTGTCGTTCACGACATCCTCAAACTCGCCTTTGTCTTCAAACTCAAACGTCAGTTCGCCGTAGAGGTTTCTGTGGCGCTCCCGGAGATACTTCAGCAAATAAGCACTTGACCCGCTACGGATCACGGGCACAGGCTTCAGGTTATTCTCTAAGGTCCACTTCCAATCCGTGACCCGCGTGTTCTCGACTTGGCTTGTGCCGTCAGCATTTCCCCTCGAAACTGCAACCTCGTTGAAGGAAACTGCACCAGCATAATCTCCGTAAGCGGCCCCGGCGACCTTCGCAGTTCCGACTGTGACGTCCTGGCCTATCAATTCGACGTTAGCCTTAACGATGTCTTCGACGCTGCATTGAACCGTGACCTTGTCAATTCTCATGCCCTTATACAGAAAACTGATGATATCGCTCGCGGAGGCCCACAATCCCTTGTAGTAGAGGACCTGCACGCTCAAGCTGCTGAGCGTTTGGGCATGCTGAATGAAGCTGATGGGCGATTCGCTGCTCAAGCAGTCCGGAATCTTGAGCAGGACCCGCCGCAAGCCTTTCTTCAAGCTTTGCAGATCACGACTTCCCGTGCCGCGAACCTTAATCAAACCAGGATCCAATCCTGGATCCACAGCCTCAGCATTTACGCCGAGCATCGTAGGACTCGTCGGAGTAACCCCGTACACGGTTTCAGCCACGAAATAGAGGCGAAACTCGTGCGCCCCATACGTCTCAACCATTTTCCATTCTCACACTCCCTTTGTCACCGTAAACGATGACCATGACACAAATCATACGGCCAGTCCCTCGCAAACCGACAGCGCCTTCTTGAGCAGAATCCCCTTCAGCTTCGCGTTCGGGCGGTTTTCATCGATGTACAAAACGTAAGTGCTGATTCTGATTCGGTCATGATAGCCCCTGCCATAGTAGGCCTTGCGGCTATCGCAGTGCATGCAGGTCCAGTGTGGACGATGCAAGTTCAGGCTGCAGAGGCTTCGGCAGGCAAAACCGAAAGACAACTTTTCGAGAAGCTTCTTCAACGCGCCCAGCACTAGTAGGCTCCTCCCACGTTTTCGAAGAGCCAGGTTTTGAGGCCGATCTCGGTGCGGAAGACAAACGGCGAAACCTCAACGTTATCCTGATCTCGGTAGGAAGTGATGTCGCAGTAGGTTATCCCGTTCACCGTGACCGTGCAGCTGGCATAGTCGCAGTATAGCCTGGCTGGGGCTGAGCCGTTGCTCGGGTTTGTTGTCGTGGCCAGAAGCCACACGAACCCGCCTTCATCAATGTAGTCGGAATGGCTTGACGTCAACGTTACGGTTATCGTCTCGTCGGAGCCAGCCGTTCCAGACGCGGCGTTTCCCCAGGCAGAAGTTGTATGATTCCACACTTTGACCGTGACACCGTTGCCCGCAGATGCTGTGCCGTAACCCTCGAAAGACAAGACAATTCTCTTCACGGTTGGTTCTCGGCTCTGAACCTTGAACCTGAAAAGCATCAGGGCATGTTCGTTGAGGACTTTGTCGCTCTTCATGTGATTTTGGTCGTCGCTAGCCCAGAGCTTCACATACTCGGCGGCTGAAAGCTCAATCCATCCAGCATCATCAGGCTCGAGCTCCGAAACGGCTCCTCCATCATAAGCCCTGTTTGTAGAGCTGCTCGCGCCGAGCCCATAATGATCGTAGACGGTGCGGTTTGGAACCGCTCGGTTCTGCCGGACAATACGCAAGACCTCATCCAGCATCTTTCTCCGCACGACCTTGCCGGGTTCAGCCTTCGGGTCAGGCCGATCCGTAGCCCAAACATTCACTGCCAACGCGCCTACCCGTCGACGGATTCTTCCACTCAGTTCGACCTTCAGATCCTGGGCTTGACGGAGGCCAACCGTAATCTGCCCGTCATAGTTCTTGAAGACTTCCCGGTTATACCATTCAGAAGTAACGAGGATATTCCCGATCGCCAGGTTATCTTTGATTACGCGCATGTTCTGGTCCAGAAGCCTGACGACTGTGGTTACAGGGTCTTCGACTTCGCTCACGCGACGAGCCTCCTGCCTACTGACTTGAAGTATATGGGTTCGTTTTTGAAAGTGAAACTTTGGACGCTTTGGAGTTCGTAGTCTTCGCCCTTTCTTCGAACCTTATCATGGTGTCTGACGGGCAAGAAAGTGTAGAACGTCAAGTAATCGTTAAGGTAGTAGCCAGGCTCAATGAGTATTTCCTCGACTTTTAGAGGCGACACAACGGCGACAATGTCAACGGGCTCACCATAAACAGCAGGCTCTCCAGTCCGCCGGAGTGGAACAAGCTGCAAATATTCGCCATGACCATTCAGAATCCGAGAGAAACTCGTCAAAGGCTCTTCATAACTCAGGAAAAATCGGCCAAGCCAAGTAACGTTCGCCATCGCCTTCTGCGCCGTGATCGGACTGTAATCCGTGAAAACTGGACCCCAGAACAGAAACTCGTCCTGGTGCTTGTCTATTATGAGCATGCTGAACTTGTAAGCTGGCTTATCGTGTTCTCTGCGGATGCCAGAGAGGATCCCGCTTGTGACCGCATCATAGTAGGGGCATGCGGCAAAGCGTGAGACGACGTCCATGTAGCCTGGCCAGCAAATGCTCGGGTCGTAGCCGGGATGCTCTGCGGAGCCCTTGATGCCTTGGAGAAAACTGTAGACTTTTTGGCAGGTCAGGCTCCAAGCTTCGTGCGTGTAAAGGCCCAGAAGAGCGAAGCTGAACGGGTCATCATATATTTCTGTCTCGTTCAAGCCTACCCTGTGCCACTCGCCGTCACCCGATGGTTCTGGGTCAAACCACAAACAGAAATCTTCAAACCCGTCCCGCAAAAAGCCGGCCGCATCACTCATCATAGTTTCATATTTGGTTTTGTTGGCGATGTCGTAGGTGTCAGCAAGCATCTTTAGGCCTATGAGATCGTATAGGTCTTCGATCTGCATTTCTTGGCTCCAATCATCGTCGATGTCGACGAACTTTGCAAAGCCCCCGTAAATCCTGTCGTGGACGCCCAAGACCGCGGGCTGTTGCTGCGTGTTGTAGAGGAAAGTTTCGCCTGCAAGCTTCGCAGCCTCATGGTAGTCCTCGTCTTCCGTGAGCTCGTAGGCCTTTAGAAGCGCTGGAATCGCGCGGCCTGCGTCGATGCTCCAGTATTCGGTTGAGGACTCCCCGTTTTTGAAGCCGCCGTAAGCCTTCTTTGCGGGATCCACGCACTGTTGAGTCAAGAGCCAATCAGCCAGACTAACGATTTTCGCCAAGATCGCATCTTGCCTGGAGAGGAACTGCGCAGCGGAATAGGCCTCATAAAGAAATTCGATGGCGAAAGCAGCTGGAAACGTTCCGCGCATAAACGCTGGGTCAGGCCCTTCAACTGTGCCGTTATTGCTTACAAGGTACTTGTTTGCCAAGTTATTCTTCATACTCACGACGTTGCCGAGAACACTGTCGACTTCATTCCATTCCAAATGAGCAGAATCACTGATCTGAACCGGAAACCCAGACTGAAACTTGGTTCCATCCGCGACAGCCACATTCTTCTGGCCAGCTGCGGCATCAACGGTCAAAAGCGTTGGAATCACGTAAAAGTACGGAGCATAACGCATCACAAACTCGCAGTAAGCCTCAGGAACGGCAGCCACTAGGCGT